TATATTAGTGTTGACTAAACACCCTATCCCCAAATTTAGTATTGGTAAAGTTGTCGATGTTGGGTTAGGAGTTTGTAATACCGAGTATGGTGATTGCGGGGCACCCTGGATCAATACAAAAGGTCAAGTTTTAGGTTTCCATATAGGTGCATTATTGGCAAAGGGACAAAACGTATTTGTTCCCAAATCTCTTTCTTTAAACTAGAGGTGGACCCGGTGGGGTCCAACCTCTTAGATCTGTATCCCCAACACTATAGAGATAAAATCGACTTCAAGAGGAAAAACCCATCAGAATTATATATGAAATTGTTGGACACTAAATTAACTAGTGTTGGAGACAAGTACTTCGCGTATCATGGCCAATGTAAAATTTATACTGGCAAAGATCAGGACCTCAAAATGAGTGTGATTTCCCCATTAATGTTGGAAATAGCTCGTCAGGTGGTCCCGAAAAGAATTGTGGATGATAATAGGTTGAACATAAAATACTCAATGGCTGCAAAGTACGCGATGGCAGAATATAATAGTATTTCTATGTATGCCGTTGATGAAGTGCATATAAATGAACAAGGATGGCAGGAGGCAGAGGCTATGTTGTATGAAGCTTTTAATTGCATGCAAGAATCTGCCGTCATGACCATGGAGGGAGCCCTGGAATGGGTTGATAAGACCACTTCGCCAGGCTACCCTTGGATGTTAGAACATGGTAACAAAACCTCCTTGTTTACAGATCACCGTTTCATGTCTCATTACCACCGATTTGAGCGTGAAGCTAAGGAAGGGGTTTTTTATCCATTAATTTATCGTTGTTTTATCAAAAAGGAGTTGAAGAAAATGACGGATTTAGAGCAACATATGCCACGAACAATTACCGCTGCACCTGCAGAGAGTTCTTTGTTAGGCATTAGACTGTTTGGGCACATGAATGGTAAAATGTCTTCTGCTGGTGCTGCTGGTGAAATTCCATGCTATATTGGGGCTTCCAGGTTCCATGGAAATTGGAATGACTTGGCAATTAGACTTGAAAAACACCCAAATATAGCTGACGGGGACTGCACCAAATTTGATAGATCGGTCCAAGAAAAATCTCTGATGACTGTTGCTAGATTCAGAAACAACTGTTTAGTTTCGCCCGGCTGGTCATTGGCCTTGTTTTTTTATTATGCCATGGTAATATACACATTGATAATAGGTGCGTTGGGTGACCTATTTCAAAAAATGTCAGGCCAACCCTCTGGCCAAGGCAACACCCTACATGATAACTCGCTAATTCAGTGCCTATATTGGTTTTACCATTGGTGCACAGTAGTAGCGCCCAATACTGGCTTGCCAAAAACATGGTCTGCGTTCAATCACCATGTGTGTTTGATCACCATGGGAGACGATGTTATTTATTCTTATTCGAATAAAGTAGCAGAATGGATGTCCCCACCAAAAATTGAAAACACTTTTGCTATATTGGGGGTTAAATTTAAATATTCTTTTGCTACACCAATGCCTTTAGAAAAGTTGGAATTTTGTAGCACAAATTTTAAGAAAATAGATGGGATGTATCTACCAACGTTGCGACATGATAAAATGTTGGGAAGTGTGTTTTACTACCATCACGATAATCACAAACATATTTACCGTCGCCTGCTCGCCCTACGCATAGAAGGTTGGCAGGATATTGAGTTTAGACGGATAATTAACGAGACTATCGATTTATTTCGTTACATTTATCGGGCGGAATTGATGACACCGCCGACTATGGTTGGGAGCGATACGTTAACGTACACGCAGATTAACGAACTGCGGTGGACTCCTTGGACCATAGAACGTCATTACCGTTGCAAATATCAATAAATTTTTTCATTTTTTTTTAATTTATATATATTTTGCTTCTAATTCCGGTTTTGTAATGGCTGTCCGGAATTTAGAAATGGTTGAAATTTGGAATAGATATCGAGATGATACAGATAGAATGTATGAAAACTACCTCGCTGGAGTTCGTAAACCCCAATGGTATCATAAGGCTGGTGCTCGCATCGCTGCTGAAGTGCCGTTTATCACCTACCCTGCCCTCTGGGCTCAGAGTTTGGCGGAGGGAATTTTTGGTGAACCCACAGACAACTTTCGAAATCATTTGAAGGTGAGACCAAGACCTGGATCTTGGGACGAGATTGTTGGTGCTAATCCCAAGATCGTTCCCGATGATCGTCCGAGTAGAACCCAATTTCGGTCGGCTTCTAATTATTATAAACGGTCAAGCTCAGGATTGGAGCCGTCAGCGATACTTCAGGACGGCAACTTTGATAACCAAAGTTTTTCTGTAATGCCTCGTCGAAAGAAATTACTTCCCGAGAAGAAAAAGAATAAAAGTTTGAAACGAACTGTGAAGAACGAGAAAAAGAAAAATCGTCAACTTCGCAGTGCTCTACGATCGCGTAGCACGAGTGACTTTCCGCAACGAGGAAGGGGGCGAAGAGGTCCTCCTCGTTTAGTTAGAACTAATAGGGGAATGCCCATTTCCCGTATCCCTCAGGTTAACTCGAGACTTTATGTCTCTTGGGGGCCTGGTCGGGGTCCTGGATGTGTCACAACCCATTTTAGACAGAAGATAGGTAATATTAGTGCTCAGTATGCCGAAGTCGATCCATTCGGCGGAGGTATGGTTTATTTTAGATTAGGTAATAATGAAAATGTTTCTTGGCAAGTTCCTTTATACTTGACCAACACTTTTTATTTCCCCACCACCATCACGGTGTTATGTGGGCTTTTTGAGTATTATTATATTAGGCGAGCTAGGTTGCGTATAATGCCTAGGGTCAACACAGAGAGTCAGGCTGTTTACACAATTGGATTTGCTCAGGATCCTTCTTGGCCTGAGGCCCATGGAGCTACTATTTCTTATGGAGGTAGTCAAGTCCCGCGAGTTCAAGAAATGCAGATTGGTACTTTAGAATCCGCGTGTACTAACGTCGCGTATCGGAACTGTACAGTTCCGTCTTCACACGATGTTACTGTGAAATATTTTAGTGCTGGTGTGGGTACTTCAACCGTCTTGAACTATAACAACACTAACTCTGCAGATTTGCGGCAAACTATCGCGGGGGCGTGGTACATTAATGGTACCGTGCCTTCTGATTTTGTCGAATCTGTTATTGCTGAC